TCCGGATTTGAATTTTAAAGGGATTTAGTGTATACTTTTATGAAAGATTGGGCTATATAGATATATATTACAAGGGGGGTTTATGGATAGTGATGTTCTAAGTAAAGTAATACAATCAACAAAGAGAGATAAAAGAAAAAGGATTGATGAAGGCTATCAATATATTAAGTTAGAGTTCTTTAAATTATGCCAAGACCGGGATATAAAGGGCAATACAATGCTGCTCTTGATATTCTTGCGGGGTTTATATTGTTATCTGCAACGACCAACCTTTAACCTTTCCAACAAGTTTATAATAGATAAGCTGGGCTTTGCGCTTAACTCGTTAAGGAAGGCACGCCAGGAGCTAAAACACAAGGGCATTTTACTATATCAGGAGTTTCATGGTAGAGGCAAAGAGACTCAATATACTATGTTAGGCACAACGCTCCTTCCAGCGCTAAAAGGTTCAAAAATATCACTTAAAGGTGCAGAAATTGAACCTTTGGTTTGTGCTCAAAAGGTGCAGAAATTGAACCCCCTATATAAAGAGTTAATAAGAGTTAATAAAGAGTTAGACACTTATACACAATCTCAACCTAAAAACTGGAAAAAAGACACTATGCGAGATCTAGAGACCATGCAAAACTAATGCCTATAAAACAAGACCATGACTCATACAATAGACAGCATATTACAAACCAAACTAATAAGAGACAACCTGGCTAGGCCTGCGATCTCTTTCTGGAAAAGGGTATATTATATTATTGTTAGATGGATTGGCTAGACGAGTTTAGAGCACAATTCGAGCATGATGAGCACATGAGGCACTTAAAAAGGGATGAGTTTCATGGGTACGTACAAATAAACTTTGTAAAGGGCAGGCCGGCGAATTGTAATTGTAATGTTCATGTTAGGGCTTTAAAGTACAAAGATGCTAAACAGATTAATCTTAATTAAGTGAGGTTATATGTTTAAGAGCGAGAGAAAAAGAGTTGAGGAGGCATATATAAAGTTGTCCGAGCTTTTAGATGAATTGCAGATTAAACCTACGCCTTTAAAGAAGACAAAGCAGGATATACAGGGAAATCTTAATATGGAATTGAAAGTAATGAAGATTGATATGGTAGAAGTAAAAGACAGGGCTAAACGGTTAAATGATTGTATGGGTTTATTGATACGTAGTTACCGGCGTAAGCCAAAACAGGATGAAAAGAGAAAAACGTTAATAAAATTTAAATAGGCCTGATCGTAACAAAACGAAGGGCATTTTGTCTGATGATTACCCACCGTATATGGAGGGTCGTTAAGACAGAGTGCCCTTTTTTATTTATTGGGAGAGATTATGAGGGTAATTCGTAAAGACTGGGATGTTATTAGGCGAGAGTATATCACAACGCCTATAACAATGGATGAATTGTGCGAGAAGCACACTTTGGCACACTCAACAATGGCATGGCATATGAAGCGAGAACAATGGACAGACAAAAGAAAAGAGCATTGTAAGAGAGTAGATGAGCGCCAAGCCCTTATAAAGAGCATTGAAAACGTTGTGAGACTAAAGCTAAACGCCGAGACCCGTGTCGGTTTAAAACTCCAATCTGAAGAGAATTTAAAATTTTTGGCTTCAATCCTTAATAAATCCAAGAATAATATAGCCGAATTGACAAAGATAGCGGAGCTGTTAAGAGGCAATGCAACAGAGCGCACAGAAGTACCAGAGAAAGAGAAGCAAGAACGGATCGATCGCTTGACTAGATACAGGACAGCGTCGGTAAATTAAGTAAGGCAGTATGGTTACGAGTAAGTCTATTGGCGTGGTGTTTACAGCCCCTATTGTGTAGTTTACAATAACTGCATTATAGGCGGTTAGAACGAAATTAGAGACGGGGTAGGGGGGGCAATCGTGATTTCAGAATGGGAATAGATACCCCCTAAATAAGTCTTTACTATGTTTCAAACTCGTATGACCAAAAAAGATAAACTTGATATTATTTCTGAATGGTTTGGTAAATTTCCTTGTACCAAATTCTTTAAAGATTATGGAGGCGGTTGTATCGTAGCCCTATGGTCAGAAGAAGAAATGCTTGATTTGATAGAAAAGCGAATTGAAGAAGAAAAGAGGGATTGGGTGAAGTGTGATAAATAATGACCGCAACCCTAATCATAATATCAATACTAGCATTACTAATAGCACTTAATATATTATGCAGACAATCCTAAAAGACATAGAACAAGAAGAAGCCTGTATCGCTAAAAAAACTCCCTTATTTCTTGTCGAGGAAGGGTTCTTGACCATAAAGACCAAAGCCGGAGAGCTGGTTAAATTCAAATTAAACGTCATACAAAAAATGGTTTTAGAAAAAATCAAATCCATCCAGGCAAAGGGGAAACCTGTTCGGTTGTGGATTTTAAAGGCCCGACAGACCGGGATTTCGACAGAGATACAGAGCATTATTTATGCTTATACATCGCAAGGGGAGGCTACGAACTCTCTGGTTGTGGCAGATGACATCGATGGGGCGAATTACATTTTCAGTATGCAGAAACTATTTCATGAGATTTTGGAACCTCATCTAAAGCCGGATATAAAGCACTCTAATGAAAAGAAGTTAGAATTTGACAGGATACATTCTCAAATCCTGATTGAGACATCAGAGAACCTAAGAGCAGGACGAAAGTATACCTTCCGGTACGTTCACCTCTCAGAGGTGGCTTATTTCAAGGATTTGAAGGCGTTAATGCTAGGATTGAATCAATCAGTCCCTAATCTCCCTGGGACCATGATTATAGGGGAAACTACCGCTAACGGATTAGGAAACCAATTCTATGACGAGTGGGTGAACGCTGAAAGCGGAATGTCGGATTGGGAGACTTTATTTATCCCCTGGTTTAAGGTCGAAGAATATTCAATGAATTTATCAAACGGTATGTATCCTGTGGATGCCATAGAATTCTCATCCCCTACTGAAAAAGAAAAGTTTTTGATGGAAGAGGAAGTAATTAAGAGGAAATACAGCTTGAGCCTAGAACAGCTCTGCTGGAGACGCTGGTGTATCGTAAATAACTGTAACCGTTCAGTCTTACAATTCAATCAGGAATATCCGGACTCTGCTGAAACCGCATTCATAGCTACAGGAGATCTATTCTTCGATAAAGCGGCTTTAAAGGCGCAGGAAATCAAAAAACCCATAGCAATAGGGAATATCGTAAAAGAGGAGAGTAAATACGTATTCAGGCATTCCTCATCTGGGCTTTTCAAGATCTATGAATATCCCGTTAAGAGGGGGCAGTATGTCGTAAGTGGCGATCCAGCGGAGGGACTTGAAAATCAGGATAAATCAGCGAGTGTGGTTTTAAATAAAAAGACGAACCGGACAGTTGCTACTTACAACCATAATATCCCGCCTGACAGGTTCGCTGAAGACCTGATAAAATTAGCTTATTATTTTAACACCGCGATTATAGCGTGTGAGAATAAGGGTTACGGTCACGCAGTCAATCAGGATATATATAGGAATTACGGCAGGGTATATCGGAAGATCAGGAATAAAAAAGGATTTAACGAACCGACTCTTGATTTGGGATGGAATACGAATTCCGCCACGAGGCCACAGATGCTCTCTCAAATGGCCGAAGAAGTAGCAAACGGTTCGACAGACCTGTTGGACAAAGATTTAATTATGCAGTGCTGGACATTTATAAACAATACTAAAAAAATGAGGGCGGAGGCGGAAAAAGGGAAGAACGACGATCTGATTATGTCAAGGGCAATCGCAGGGCAGGTTCGATTGGAACAGCCTTATAAGGACAGGGAATTTAGGAAAAAGAAAAAGAAACCGAGGCTTTATGGCGGGAGTGGGTATTAAGAAAGGATAATCTATGTCAAACGATAACGGAAGCAAACCAAGAATAGACATTATCAACGAAAAGATAAAAGAGCTTGAGGTCAATAAAGATGCGAATAAAGTTGAATTAACCAAACTCTATGAAGAGAAAATTTCTCTTGAGCTACCGAAAAAAGAAGAACCCAAGGACTTTAAGATAGCGGAGATATGGATAAGAGAGGGACAGTTGATGCTTGATGCCTCGCCTGAATTCTGGATGGATAAATTACGGGCGTTGGGAGTTTTGGAAATGTGCAAAGACATAGTGAAGAAATTTAAACAGGAAAAGCCGAAGATTATAACGGGCAATATGATGAATAAATTTAACCGCATTAAAAACAGGGTTGGTGGGATGTTCGGGAAAAAATGAATATAAAATGCAGGATTAGAAGAAGATGTAGTAAATGCCACGCAGAAAGAGATAGTTATTTTATCACCAGAACAATAGCTCAATTAAGACGGCGAGGAAAAAGAATGGGATTAGCTAACGACGATATTGATATAGCTATTATAGGGCAGAAGATGTGGTCTGCGGAGATGATTTAATGCCGATAAAACTTGAACGAAAGTTAAAAAAAATAGCAGCTAAAAGAGGATATGGCAAGGAACGGACTGGACGTTATGTTTACGGAACTCTTGGAAAAATAAAGGATGTAAAAAATGCCAGATAATATGTTGATAGAAAGACCAGAACTATTGAAACCAGCGACGACTCCTGAAAAAGCCGAGAAGAAATTTAACCCAGAGGATATGAAAAAGGATGTTATAAAGTGGGGTATTGAACATGAGGTACCCTATTATTTAACACATAGTTGTTACAAGGGATTACAACCTCCATGTAAAACATGTCCCGCGTGCGTAGAACGCGAGGCAGCTTTTACAGCTAACAACGTTACAGATCCATTAATAATTAGCACAAAATAAGGAGATAAAATGAAACCAGCAGATGCATTTAATGAGAAGGAACGTCTCATAAATAGGATAAAGGAGGCGACAAAGTCAAAAATCTGGGGAGTTGAAGAAGTCAAGTGCTTTATTAAAGCACGCTTTAATAAAGTAATGGATTGGTTACTTGCATGTAAAGCAGGTGATCTAATCTTATTTGTGGGAGTACTAATAGCTGGTGGAATAAGTCTTCTTTTTTGGGGACCGATAAGATGGTTTTTTATGTCATTTGTACCCCCTGATGCTTGGGGTGGTTGGGTTGCCAAATTAATAATTACTATTATAATAGGAATACCTTTTGGTACTATAGCGCCACTTCTTATATTAATTCTTATAGTTGTTGCATGGGCTGAACATGAAAGTGTGGCAGTAGTCAGAGGTGAAAAGGACGATGTTCTGTCTCGTTATATAAAATGCGTAAAAACATTTCCTTCTGATTTTGTTATAAGAGTTACTGCAGATAACCCTTTGACAGATCCTATGATTATAAACTTAGTAATTG